CCATACCCCCAATCGTACCAACAGTTTGTTGACCAGCCATGTTTTCTATGTCTTTTCGTGATGCCCCGGAAGCAATTGCATTTTGAATATCATTACGAAGCATAAACCCAGAAATCAATGCATTAATCGGACCTATGGCTTTTAAAGCCTTGAATATTCCGCCGCCTAGTCCCTTGAGAGCTTTTCCAGCTATTTTTACAGGATCTGGCAATTTTGCTAAGAGCGCTCCGCCTTTTGCCATTGCTCCGGCTGCTGCACCTTTTATGCTACCAAGTGCTGATTTTCCAAGATCTTTGGCCTTGCCCATTAGACCTGAGAAGAAACCTCCTCCGCCTGCGGCGGGGGGTGGTTGGGATCCCAAGGTTGTGGCACCACCTTTGGTGAATCCACCTTTGGGGTTCAAGTTGCCTCCAGCTTGTGCCGCTGAACTTAGTCCACCTGCGGCTCCTGCTCCTGCGGCACCCATTTTGCCCAAACCCTTGGTAGCAGAGATGGTTGATTTGGACATGTCTTTCACGCCTTTATTTATTTTCCCGACGCCGCCTGACGCTCCTGCACAACCGGCCATGGATTCACAGGCTCCAGATACTGCACCTTTTACGCCACCTTTTCCACCTTTTCCAGTGAGTGCGCCAAGCAAGCCCTTAAGGCCGCCTCCGCCGGTGCCCCCTTTGCCGATCAAGCCCATAATTGCGCCTTTAAATTTTCCTATCATTCTGAAAGCGCCCTTCATCGCGAATGCTGCGGCCATGATGGAACCCACCCTCACAAGGGTTTTAATCAAGTCTTGGTTTGCCTTGACAAAATTAAAGACAGTATCCAACATGCCGCCCAACATATCAAAAGCAGGTTTTAAATTCTCGGCCAATACTTTGCCTATATCGCCAAGTTTATCCATAACTGTTGTGGCAGATGTTACCATTTCGTTGAAAGATGCTTGCTGTTTAGCCTCTTCTTCCAATTTTTTTGCGTGAGCTTCGCGTTCTTTGGCAGACTTGCCATAAGTCTTCATCAACTCGTCTACAGACATACCAGTGGTTGCCGAAATGTGTTGTAGGTCGGCCATGGCCTTCGCTGCGCCAGGGCCATCCTTTTTAATTTGTTTAACCATTTTTTCAATGGCGGGACCGGCTGTTTTTTCCAAATATGCCAATTGTGCTGCTGGGCCTTTATATTGCATCAACATCATTGTCATAGAGTCCATGTATTCGCCACCGTACTTGGCGATCTGCATGTTTAACTTGCTTGTATTTTCTGCTGCCTTTTCAAAAGTATCAAATTGCTCTGTAACAGAAACAAGGCTATCGACACTCACACCAGCCAATCGGGCTTTCTTTTGGAGTTCATCAAATATCTTTGGACCTTTTCTACCAAACATGGCTAATTTCGGCAGCATTCTTCCAAGATTGGATGTATATTCTTTTGGTGTCATTCCAAGCTGTCTAGCTCTCTCCACCATGCCTTTCATCTTTTCGGCTGACTCTTCTGCGGAAAAGCCTAGAACTCTCGTGTAACTTTCATATAGCTCTGCCTGAAGGCCGGCATCGACACCCATTTTTTCTAATTGGGCACCGGTTGAAACTAAGTTTTTCTGGACACTTGGTTGAAGACGACTGAACTGTGTAAAATCGTTATACAGTGTCGTCATTGTGCCAGCCAAAGCCTCGTTGCTAATTCCAAGACCAACAGTGCTCTTCATCGAGTCAAATAACACATCTCCATATTCTGAGCCGGCCCCAGTGGCTGCCTGAAATTGTTTTTCTAAATTATGAAGATTTAAGCTTTGTTGTATGGTCGCGTCGATGAAAGTTCCAACCATATTTGTGGCTGAGAATGTTTCCATCGCTGCAACAGCCATTCCCTTCGACATGGCACTAATGGCCGTCAGTGCATTGCCTGAATGATCTGCCAATTCCATAAAGCCGCCGATTGCGGTTTTATTGAAATTTGTGGTAACCCCTAGGAGGCCAGCCATGGATTGAGTAGCGCTTCGACCGATACCCAAGGCTTTCTCATCAATATTTAGCCTTTGTTGTCTTAAAGCAATCTCTTGTCTTAATTGCTTAATCTGCTGATCGTTTAGGCCAACTATATTTTCAAGTATATCAAATTGTTTTTGTTGATCTTCGGTAAGTTCTCCCTCAAGACCAACCAAGTCTGTATATCGTTGTAGACGGTCTTCTTCCGTCATCTCAAGGAGTTCTGCCTGACGCGAATATTCGTTTAATGCGCTATCTCGAATTGTTTGCTGTTTTTGGGCAAGAGAAAGCCTGCCCTCTTCGATCTCTTTTAGCTTGATCTGCTCTTTTGTAATTTCTCGTGATTTTTCTAACGATTTTGAAAGGAAATTGCTATACTTTTCAGCCTGCGTATTATAATCCGCCGCTAAATTAACATCTTCTTCTGTGATTTTAGTTTCATCAGCCATGCTTTATTAATTCCTACTTGAAAGGCCACTTTAACCCAGTAGCCATTTCAAACCTGCGGATAGATTGATCCAATTTCCATTTTCTTTCAAATGTTTTAGGATCCCCAAGGCCAAATCTATTAAATGCGTCGATGTAGTTCTTTTCATTACCCAAAGCTGCAGCAAATGCAGCTATTTGCGCTGGTGTGCCTGTAATATTGGTCTTTCCAATCGGAGCGCCATCATGAAACATTTGTCTTAGGGTCCATTCTATTCCAAAACCCAATTGACGAAGCATTTTTTCGTCTAATTCACCACTTTTAGCAGCATTTAAGTTAATTTCCAAGGGAACGATTGAATTATCATCTTTTTCGTGCATTTTACGGTAAGCCTCCACTATCATAATTAGTTATAAAAAAAAATAAAGGCCAAAAGCGTTGCCTTTGACCTTCTATCTTCTTCTCTGCGGTTTTGATGCTTTTTTGTTTTCGTTTGACTCGTCTTCTTTTTGTTTAATTAGTCTTTTCAAAAACCAACGACGAAGGCCAACGGGCAAATTGTAAGCTTCGATAAAGCTCCACCCACCATAATACTTTAGTAGGAAAAACTCCTCATATACCGATTCCAAATAATCATTGTTCAGGCCAAAAAAACGCGACAGTGAATGGGACATCGATTTCTGTATCGTAGCCACAATCACTGCAAGTAACCTCCTCTTTTAGCTCAACGTTTGGAACCACTCGTTCATACGCACTTCTCAAATACCGAGAATCTCTAGCTGGCATGTTATCAATAAACGAAGCAACATACGCATCGTCTTTTTCGCCGTTAACGCCAACAATAAAAGCTCTAAACTGATCTGTTAAATTTGATTCTGGTAGGTTATACTTCTTTTTGTTTTTGTTAGCGGCTTCCATTTTCTTTTCGTCAAAACCGCTCAATAGACGGACTTCAACTTTCGCTTTTGTCATTGGAACTGTAATAACGAAGGTGCCTTTACCGGTTTCCTCAATATCAAAATCCTCAAAGTTGTCACCATGATAGACTTTAGCTGCACTAGTCAGATCGAACTCTTTTTCTTCTAGAGCACCACATGCAGCACAAGTAATTGAAACTGGATAATTTGGTCCATACCCTGCGATTCTCGTGCCAATAATAAGGGCATTTTTGTCCCCAATCAACAAATGATCAGTGCTTAAATTTTTGTCAATAATGACATTCTGCAAAAGACGATCAATTGCCAAGCCCTTTTTCAGCAAAGTTGGCGAAGATAAGATATCTTCATCTTTAGCCGTCATGTGTCTGACTTCAAGGGAATCCTTGTTGTGTAGGGGGTGGCCTTCTAGGTAGAACTTGCCTTTTGAGGGCAAATCAATAAATTCTGTCGGCGTAGTAAAAGTCATCCGTCCCGCTGGTGGCGGGGGAGGAGTAACTTCACTTTGTTGATTGGATGTTTGTTCTAGTTGTGCAGCGAGGGCTGCGGAGGGATCTTCTGCTCCTCTTGAAGCAAAGCGATCTTCGTTGTTTCTACTCATTAAAGCCTCATTGGTTGTTAAACTATATTATACATAGCCTTGCTAATCTTTTTAAGAAAAAAGTTATCAGCCGCCGCCAGCAATAAGCTGATTTCCGTTTGCGACGATATCTCGTGTTACTGATGTGTTCACACCACCAAGAGCATCATCAAAGGCTCGGTTTCCGGGGTTCCAAGTTGCCCAATCGTAGCGTACACTAACTTCAAGATTCGTCAGATCGTCGCCATCATAGGACAGTTCTCCAAAATTAGCTGAAACGATGAATGGATTTTTCAAAGTCCAAGATTCAATAATGTCTGCCCCTTCGGTACCTTCTTCAAGACCTTCCATTACATCTTTTCCGGCGCCGGTGTGGAACATCTGGATCGTCAACGTTCCAAGTGCGTTAACAGACTCTTCTTTTGAAGGTGTTCTAATGCCTGACTTATTTACTGGAAATCTATAGCCACCACCCATTAACATGGCCATCATTTTTCCTGTTGCATCCGGTTGGATTGGATCTACCAGAGTAAATGATACTGGTTCCCACTCCACTCGGCCAGGATAATAAAAGGTATGGTTAATATATTGGTGCGGTGTCTCCGAAACACTAAAGTTTGGACGACTGACACTTTTAACCATCCATGACTCGATATTGTCCATGAGTAGTTTAAATCTATACTGTCTTTTTGGTTCTAGTGCTGGATTGTTCCAAAATGCACTAGTTTTGGGTAATGTGTTTAATGGCATTTTTCAAAATTTCCTCCGTAAATTAGAATATGTCTTATATTATAATTAGACTCTTCTCAAATTTTTAATCTGCAAAAGCGGCGCCCGTTCGAGTAATATTGAAATCAACTGCAATAAACTCAATTGCTCGGGCAGGTTTCAAGAACACCTTTGCATAAAGAATGTTTCTATCAACCAGATCTGGTGTTGTGGTTGTCTCATCGAGAACCACTCGGAAGTCTGTAAGACCTCCACCAGTTTGTACGCTAGTCAAGAAATCAACTGCTTTTCCTCGGAACGAATTCCAAGTAGCGCTAACATTTTGCTCGAAAAGCACTGTTGTTGCAATTTTTGAAATTTCACGTTTAATGTGAATCATCAATCGACGCACGTTGATTCTGTCCAAAGCAGATTCAGTCAATTGCAGCGTCTTTTGTCCGAAGACCACGATTCCCTCTGCTGGGAATGAAGCAATCGGGTTAATTCCTGCGTCGTAAAGCTTGTCACGATCTGCAACCGTGAGTTTAGATCGAACTCCGACAACTGGAATTCCTGCGGCGCCTGCTGATAGGCCACCTCGGTTAAATCCTGCAGGTGCAAACCATGGTGCGGTCTTTCTTTCAGAAGAAGCAAGCGTACCTAGCGCAGCAACTGAAGGCGGTGCCCACAATGATGCTCCGTTAATGCTATCTCGGATTCTGACCCAAGGCCAGTATGCACAGCCGTAGCTAGAGTTTAGACCTCGATTTTCGAGGTTGTCAACAACATCGTTAACTCCGCCACGGGTTCCAATTCGAGTTTGCTCACTTGTAGCAGCCTCTGTATTAGGTGTATAACCACCCTTAAGATCGATAATCGCCAAAGCATCGCCTCGATTCTCACATGTGTTAACCAAGTGTGCCGTAAGACCTTCGTTAGTAATTCCAGGCATAGCGGCCAGATTCATTGGCACATATTCCGGGTCTGCAACCATATCGATTGCTTTCTTGAGTGAGTGGAAGGCGTAACTGGTTTTTTCCGTTACATCATCTCCAACTGCTCGGGACATGTTAAATGGCTCTTTTTCTGTAATGTCGAGTCCATCAAAACCGCCGGCGAGAACTGTCGTAAAGCGGTCGAAGCCGGCATCAAGGATTGATCTGTAAGACCCGCTCTTTGCAGTAATTGATTTTCCTGCAGCGCGGGAACCGGAATTATATGAGTACTCGGCTCCAGCAGTTCCGCTAACGTCATCAAGAGAGAAGACGTATTGCCATTCCGTGTATGGAGCAGTAGCGCTTGAAGTTGCAAAAGAGCTAACTCCACCAGGAAGTGGTCGAACTAGATCATATACACTTTCTTCAAATTGAAGATTTTGAGCACCCGCTCTGGTTACATCTACTCCGAAGAAGGCTTCTGTCGGATCAGAAAGGTTGCCGTCAGATGCACTAACTCTCAGTGGCAAGGACGGGTAGGTCATCAGAGCATCAAGGGCGATGCCAACGGCAGTTTCAACGCCGACCACAACTCCATTATCGGCTTGTGTGGGTGTCTCAACGGCTTGGTAAAGGTTGTTTTCGCCGGAATAAACCATGTAATTGGCCATGGCATCTGTGGTACCACTATGTGCAGCAGCAACGACTCCACGGGGATCCCCCGCTTCAGAGGCGTGTAGGGTCCAAGATGCGAACTTTACAGGGCCATGCACACCGAACGGAAGAAATTCCGGGTCGGTTTGGCCGGTGTCTACCGCGTTAGCCATTTCCATACGGAGAAAGCGGGACCGGTTTGGATAGTTTCCATATTCAACATTTCGTCGGGAAGTAGTGTCCCATTCCACATAAGTGTCTCCAACTCTTCGTGCAACATAGTTGAGAGAGTTTGGATTCAGGTTACAATTCGAATATTTCTCAACAACCTGAATTGAATTATCAGTATCTTGCATCTTTCGTATAACAATTGAGAAAGTACCATAGGGCTCCTCTCGATTCGTTGACCGTTTGATGTCCATGATGGAAATCTTAAGATTTTGTTGTTCCCACTCTCCAGTGCTTAGTGAGTGAATTTTAAACAGCTTAGTAACACTAGCATCGCTTGTGGGGTCATATGCAGGGCTCAAAACGTTGTTTGTGTCCCCGACCGCTGTGCCTGCCGCGTCACCATTGGTTTGTCTCAAGTCTTGAGAGATGAACCAACCGGTTTGGGCTGCGCGGGTCTTGAAATTGAAATCATGGCCGCCTGCACTGGCATTATTAAAGCCTAGGACGACACCCCAATCCTGCGCTGCTGCAGAGCTATCATCAATTGTGTCTGCCACGGCTCTTTCGTAAGTCGGTCCAAGCCAATATGTTTTTACCTTGCCATTTGCACCGGCAGCAGTTACGTTTGTATTTGTGTATGTTGGGTTCGTATTAAACACCTTACGAATATACTTTGCAGAATTTCTATCAAAGTTGAAAAGCGTTTGTTCAACATTCGTGCCGGCACTGTCTTTAATAAGTCCGATATATTGTTTTGCAGCACCGACGCTCTTCATAAGTGCGTTTGATCCCGAGATTGCAACTGAGTTGGCCAGATTCCCCCTCAAGCCCGAACTAGAAAGTTGCACTCCACCCTCACCGGTATACCAAATTGCAGCCAACGTACCTGTGACAGAAGTGTTGGCAGACGCTGATGGAATCATCCAAAGCGCATATGCGCCACCGGCGGTGGCGCCACCGTCAGGAGTATCACCATAGTTAAAACCTGCTTTGGCGTAAGTGGAAGAATCTTGATTATCGTTTTGATCACCTAACACCCTAATAAATGTAATAGGAGAATTGTTCTTCAAATATGCTTGTGCAGCGTATGCAGCATAAGTTGGTGCTTGTGGAACTCCATGTCGCCATACATCGCCTCCCGTTGGTCCTGGGACCGGGTTTCCAAAAGTGTTAACAAAGTCTGAAAAACTATTGATAACTGTTGGACGGAATGCGGGGCCTCGTTCTGATCTACCAATAATAACCGGTCCTACTGGTTGTGGACGGGATGGTAGTTGTGAATTGTCAATTTCATTAACAAAAATCCCTGGTGAGACAAACTTAAACTTTTTAACTGACATTATTATGATTCTCCTTATTAATGAAAAAATATTTCTTTGCTTTTTTCTCTAGTAAATAGTATTAAAAAATTCGAAAGGTATAAATTTATTCGCGATATCCGCCATCTATCGACCTTCTCTTGTCGGTTGTTTTTGTACCGTCACCACCATGTCTTGGAATGTCCCCCAAAGAGACCCTTTCTCTGGATACTCTCAACTCTGCAACCGTTTCTCTTACAACCAGTTTTGGTTGATCTTGATTGTCGTTTTGGCCTATCAAATACGCCAATGTTCTAATGTCTATAGACGTTTCATACTTTCTTTCTTCGGTCTGCATTGAGCTAACATTGTTATTCTGGGAAAAGTTGCCATCAACAAAACATTCAAACAAATGGCCATCTTTTCTAATTGAAAAATAGTTAATATTTCCGTATTTCGTTATAAATGGCTGTAATAACTCATTCATTTGTTGCTGATACTCTGTTCTCAAAGTAATTGAATAATTAATATTTACCCAAACAGGCATTGGTATTGTTACCGTTTCATATACTATTTTCTTATCTACTTTCTTTACGAATTGAGGGCCTACATTGTCGTCGTTGCCCAAATATCGATCTATATTTGCATTTTGAAATTCTGCTGTTTTGTCATGTTTTATGCGCCTCGCGACAACCATCTCTGGTACGCCACCTTTGGCATCTGGTACTGCTGGCAAATGTGCAGGGGCAGCACCTTTTCTTGTCATATCTTTTTCAACAGATGTTCTTTCAACTGTAATAGCTGGCAATATTAAAGTGCCTTCGCTGTCTCTCAAGCCCTTGTCTCGTTTAATTTGATGAGCGCGTTCAGCAGATACCCATGTTACCGGTACCTTGCTCCAACCCTTGTTGGTGGTTACATGCAAGTTTAATCTATCATTAATATAGTTAAACATGGCCGTATCAACGGTTTCAAATGTTGACGGCTGAAAGGCGATTTCTTTTATGTCCTTTTCAGTATGTGTATAATGTTTATCATCACGAGGCATCGAAAGTACCCTCTCTTGCGCGGACACACTTGGCTAAAATTTCCATTTTATGCTCAACTTGTCCAAATATTTGTTTTGGCTCTGCTAAGGTTACAATTTCATAGAAAAGTTTGCCGTAAAGAACAAAATCTCCCTCTCTAACAAACAAGTCTTGATCTTCTACCAACCTTCTCTTGTGAAAATGCACGGAAATTGACGATTTCTTGTCAATCCCAAAATTTGACGTTTCTGTTTCTTGGCCTTCCCAATCAACCAAGGCATATACTCTAACGGGAGGCAAAAAAGTCTTTGCTATCGCCTCTCCGTAAAGGGGGTGAAAGTTCGTGTGTTCCAAACTCACTGGATAGTAGACAATCTGCTGCCCTATGACTCGCTCGATAAGCTCGTCATTAACTTGTTTAACCAGATCCCTCTCTTTTCTTCCTACAAAGAGGGGAGGGGGCGGGTTACCGGGTCTTGTCCACTTATTAGCCATTTAATTACCCCACAAATATCGGAACTGGGACACTAGCCATGGTCTTGTTAACAGAGTCTGCTACAGCGGCATCTTTTTCAGCCAATTTTGCATATGTTAACTCATCCAGAACGGTCTTAAGTTCCTCTCTTAATTTTTCTTGCTCGTCTTTCGCCTGAGATAGCAAATCGGAACCATTCAAGGTAACGGATTCGCCGGGAATTGGTATTGTAGCAAATTTGCTTCTTACTTGTCCCAACATCTCTTTGGAGAGCGAAAGTGCAAATCTTCTAATCCACTGTTTTCCCATGGAGTTTATGTTTTCAAAAGGTACGTTCTCAAAGGGCAGCGTGTTCATGTTGTTTACGCCCTTTGTACCTGATTTTCTATCAGATTCTTCCACCCATGCATCTGTTTTAACCGAGAACTCAACCCAAATCTTTGTTGGGCCTGCGCTGTGGGGCGGAGGAAACAATCTTAACCTATTATTTTTAACCTCATAAGACCAGTGCGAATATCTGGTGTAAAGCGAGTCTTCATAAGCTCTGGCTTGCATTTTGTTTTGCCATGTCGGTATTAACTCAAAAGTTGAGTCATCGGCGTATTGTCCATAATTGGCCAAATTACCAACGGTATTTAGGCCACCATAATATCCATAAAAACGCCACATGGCCTGGGGAGTCTTATAAAACACCTTTCTAATCAAAATCTTTCTATTTCCGATCTTGTTCGTTGACAAGTTAGAATCCGAAAAGGACAAGCTTGCACTTGCAGCAGCGTCGGCGGCAATCAGAGTCTGCACATCATAATCTTGAGTCGGAGTATCTCCATCAATGTCAAGAGAGGCTGAATAAATTGTCTCCACCCCTCCAATGTTAGCGGCATTTGCTACGCCGTCAGCAACGCGACGAGAATATTCAAACTCATTTCGAGGATACGACAATTGAATTTTTTCACTAGATTGTGCTTTGACTTCTTCGTCTCCGGAATCTGATTTTAGATTTCCGTCATTATCAAATGAGCCCGTTGTGTTACCCAACAAGTCTCCCAACACATTTTTAGCTTGATGTACATTAACAAGATATGAATATTCTAATGTAGCTTCTTCATATGCAGCATATACTTGATATTCTGTTAATTCAATATCTAAAACGTCGCCGCCAAGCTTCTTATAAGTGTAGGCAACCTGATCCTTTGCACCGGTCTTAAAATCGTTGCTTGTGTATATACCAAAAGGCAAAGTATTGCCAGAAGAATTGACATTATCAACATTTCCCGTAACAGGCAATGTTATGGAACTAGTTGTACTTGTAGGTGTTAAAGTTGGAACTGCCATTCATTTAAGTCTCCTCGTTATAATTAGTTATTCTCAAGACAAAAAAACCCCGACCTAGTAAAAAAACCAGATCGGGGTTGATTTGCTTTCAAGTCTTACGACTGCAATTAGCCAGCGAGATCTTGAACAATGACAAGACCGTACATGTCGGGTCGAACCATCTTCTTGGCGTAGCGAGTCATGACCCCCTTACGCGGTACGAAGTCTTCGGTCCCGAAGATTGTCGGCGTGACTTGGAGAGGTACATAAGGAGCATATACGTAGCCACTTTCAAGGAAGCTACCACCCTTACGTCCAACAAGAACAACGTTTCGGATGAAGTACGGATCAACGTACACATCCCACTTCTTGCTCAAGCTACCAGTGTTAACTGCTCCAACCGTGCCTTTGTCGCTGTCATGAGTAACGTTAGCTCGGAAGCCAGCGGTAAACTCAAGAATGTTAGCAACTTCAGGTGAAACAACAACGAAGTTAGCTCCGCCTCGAAGCACCTTGCGGTGGATCTGTGCAGAAACATCGTTGATGGCTTCGACGAGAGTCTCATACCATTCGGAAACGGTACCGGTAAAGTCAGCACCAAGCAAACTTTCGTTAGCAAGGTCATCACCAATCGGTCGGCCAGTGTTACGATCAAGGAACTTACCAGGGCGACGTGACCAATGAATGGTGTCAGCCTGTGCACCTTTTACGAGATCGGCAAGAATCTCACGATCAATCTCTAGAGCAATCTGCTCGGACAGAATTGAGGTAAGCTCAACTTCTGCATCAAGATTGTGATAAGCGTTAAGATCTTGACCAAGTTCCGGCGTCCACTTAGCTTTGAGCTTTTTGGTGACTGCCGTCACGGCAATTGAATCGACTTTAATGTCGATTTCGGGGATATTTTCTTCTCCCTCAAGACCCCATGTTCCGCCACCTTTGACAGAACCGGTTGCTCCGCCAGTTTCAAACTGATCCATGAGCGGATAAGTCACTTTTACAGTGGCTTTGTCAGTGTCCATGGTATTAAGCGTAAAAGCACCACGATAATCAACAAAGTAAAGCAAAATGTGGCTTGACGTGCGATCACCGTGATTGTCAATGGTAGACCCAGAGAACATAGTCAAACGCTTGGCCTGAAGCTGGCCACTATCATAACCAGAACCTGTCAATGCACTACCGGCCTCGGCGGCTGTGGTGTGAATTGTAATCTGCTGAAGCTGATCTTTGTTAAGCTTTGGCAGATCTGTCAAAGTAGTGGTTCCGATAATCTGTGCTTTTTTAACGAGCACGTTGGTTGTACCAGAAATAAAGTCGGGATCGCCCTGACAAATCACATGGTCAAACTGTGCCTGGGTAATTCCACCAAGGTCCGAAGTGCTACCAGTACCACCGAAAGTACCAGAGTGTACTGCAGTAAGGGTAAGCGTTGCAGAACCAGTCGGTGAAGAATAACCAGTATTCAAACCGTAAGGTCCAGACTCAGCATAAGAACCGGAAAGGCTAACACCACCGGTAAGCTGACTAGCAACCTGTGAGCCTCCATAGAGTGATTCTTCTGAGGAACCGGAGTGCGGATATCCCAAACGAGGAAGTCCTGCTCCATCGGTTGAGGTTGTGAAGTCCAGGAAGAAGATGAGTCCTGACGGCAGGCTCATCGGCTGGACGGAAACTAGATCGTTCGCAATAAGCGAACCGAAAACACGTCGGACAATTGGGAATGCAACGGCTGCGAAACCTTCCACATCACCTCCCGCCATGCTACTTGATTCACGAAGCAACTCTTTAGCTTGGTTCTCAAGCAAAACAGCCATCGTGTTTTTATTACTATTATTGTCGATACCCTCTAAGAGGCCGGTCTTCTCCCACTTATTAAGCAGAGCAGCACCTTCCTGTTGGAGATCACGACTAACAATACCTTCTGTCAATTTATTTAATATAGACATTTTATAGTCCTCCTTTTAAAAATTATAATTAAATCAGGCTATACCTGCTAGTTTTTTCATTCGATCCAAATGAGGATTGAATTGTGGTTTTTCTTCCTTCCTGACGGAAAGAAGCGTTGAAGATCTTCGATTCACTGCTTCGCTAAGTGATTCCGGCTTTCGCTCCCTACGAGGTTTCGAAACGCCCACTGAACTTTGAAGAGTATCATAAATTACTTTTGATTCTTCAACGGTTGAAGCCTTTGAGATAGCCTCGACAATTTGATTTTTTTGTCGCTCATTCAAAGAGATGTCGCTCAAAGTCTTATTTGTGTAAAGTAATTTTGCGTTTTGCAGACTAACTTCGTTAATCGCATCTTTTAATTGCAAAATTATTTCTTTATATTTGTTGTTCTCGTTAATCAAGGATTCGTTTTTGCCTTGAAGGTTGGAATTGTTTTGTTCGAGTTTTTCTAGCTCTTCATGAATCGCGGTCATGTCTCGCTCTTCTTCCTCTTCCAGTTCTTCGTCGCCAGCGGCTGCAGCTTCAGCTTCTTCGACTGCGGCGGCGATTTCAGATGATGGTCTTTCGATCCAACCAGTCTTAACCGGCGTAATGTCAACTTCCAACTCTTCTAGAATGTTTGCAAGCAGTTCATCATCGATTTCAAGTTCTTCGGCTACCATATCAGCCAGATCAGCCGTATCTCGCATTTCTTCCTCTGGAAGTTCACCTTCTTCTGCTAGTTCTTGTTTCATTTGTGCCTGTAGTTGAGGTAGATCAACTGTGACTAGTGTTTCTTCATCTGGGCAGGGACAAGAATTAGCTCCTTCTGCGGCTGCGAGAGGCATGTCTTGTACAACCTGATCTGTCCCCATTTCATCTTCTTCTTCAAGACCCAGATCCATTTCGTCTTGCTCCAAAAGGGCGTCGATAGCCTCTTTGACTTCTACCTGATATTTCTCGATAATTGCTTGTTCTGCATTTTTGAGGGCGGCTTCTTTCAAAGCTTCTGCATCGACAATTGCTTGCTCTAGCATAGATGACATTATATACTCTCCTTGTTAAAATAAATATCAAAAATAAATAGTATTTAAATGTTCCAAATGACTAATTTTGTTTGCTAGACACTAGCGACGAAAATCTCTAAGTCACAAGAGGCCGAATCTGCCTGGGCGGATACACTTAAAAGATATCCGACGTTGCTTACGCTAGCAGTGCCATTGGTTAAGGCTTCCATAGTATCGTTGTCACCGCCTGCCAAGTCGCCATTATAAATAAAG